CTTCGAATACGGCGTTAATGAACGAGAGGATATCTTTCAACAGTTTCAGGATGCCGCCGATGATATCTCCGATCACTCCGAAGACTTCGAGCGCAGCCCCGCCGATGCCCTCGAAAACCGGGGCAAGCACCGGGAGAACAGTTTGCTGAATCCATTCCAGAAACGGTTTCATCCGATGCTCCCAAAGGTTTCCTAATAGCCTGACAACTTCCTCGATCAGCGGTTTGACCGCATCGAAGACCGGCTGAATGTGCTCCTGCCACACCGTAGTGAATTTCTCCCCGAGGCGTTCGAGGACGGGCTGAAAATACTGTGTCCATGCGTCCAGGAACCCGCCTGCGAGCTCTGACCAGTCGCTGGCCAGGTCATCGATAAACGGTGAGACCGTTTCGTCGTACACAGCTACGAGATCGTCAAAAAATTTAGTGACGGTGTCGTGCACGGTGGAGAAACATTCCGAGATCGGTCCGAGGGCGTCTGTCACCACCTGGCTGATCTGTCCCGCATTATCGACGAACGGTCGGGTGATGAAGTCCAGAATATCGGCGCCGAACTTTACCGCAAGCTCCGTCACACCCAAGAAAGCATCCGAGAAGATGCCGATGATGTCGGACGTGATCGATATGGCTGCTTCGCTATTGAGCCACTCTGTAGCCTCGCCGAATGCGGCCGCAACATTGCCGCTAATATTCAGAGTCTTTGTTGCACCCTCAAAAATACCGACAATTCGCTCTTTTATGTAGTCTTTGTTCTCATCCAGATACTGGGCCGCGCCGCTGATCAAATTGTTCGAGATGCTCAGCCCGATGCGCCCCATGCTGCCCGAGATCTTGCCGAGATTATACAGCCATGCCTGGGCGTATCCTTCCGCCGCGCCCTGCACGCGCGCATCCGTTGCGATGTCCAACAGGGAATCTTTTATACTTTGTATTGATTTTTTTATATTTTCAATTTTGGGTGTTGCGTTTCCGAGTCCTGCCAGGAACCCGCTCTTGAAAATGCCGGCGGCCTCTTTCAGCCTGTCGACGATGTCATCTATCCTGCTGCTGAGCTTCCCGGCTTCCTGTGTTGCCGCGTTCAGTCCGAGATCTATGCCGCCGCCCGTACCGGTTCCGCCGCCCGTTGCTGTACCTGTGTCGGTGTCTTCTTCCGGGGCATTAAGCTTGTTGATCTTGTCAAATCCCATAAGGCTGCGCAGATCTTTTGCGGCCTTTTTGGCTGCCGTTCCGATTCCTTCTGTGCTTTCTGCCGCTTCATCGGCTGCGTCTGTGATGTCGCCGATTCCCGCTGCCGGGCTGCCGGTCTTCGAAGAGTCCCCGAACACCTTAGCTGTAAACTGCCTGAATGCCGACGCCAGAACTGCCAGACGCCGTACGATGCGTGTGATGACGTCCAGGACGGGCATTAAAGTGTTCAACAGCCCGTAGCCGATTTCTTTCTTAATTCCGGCGAAACTGTTCTTGATCTGCGCCATCTTGCCGGCGGGCGTGTTGGCCATGGCTGTGTTCATGTGGCCGACGTTTTCGGTAATTACTTTGGCGAGTGTTGCGGCCTTCTCTTCCTCCGTGCCGTACTTCATCATCTGCTCTTCTGCGTCCGAGAAGATGATACCGGCGCGGCGCAGCATGGCTGTCTGCCCGATGAAGGCTTTACCGAAAAGGTTGCCGATGTTGTATAAGTCTTCGGCTGTGGCCGCCGTGCCTTTTTGCTGAGCCGCCAGGTCTGCCATAGCCGGGATTAGTGCGTCTAAGTTCGAGGCGTTTTTAAGGTACGAGGCGAGCTGCTGAGCGCCCGTTGTAAGTGCCGTGCCGCCCACTACTCCCATCTGCGATGTTGCTTTAATAAGGCTTTTTGTGCTGTCTTCCGCGGCCGCTGTAGCCTTCATGCGGGCTTTCATGATTTCGTGAAGTTTTGTCTCAGCGACAGTCGCAGCGTTGGCTGCTTCAATCGACGCCTTCCCGAAGTCCACGATTTTTTTCACCGCAAAAGCGGATGCGAGGACGCCCGCGATTTTTTTCGCCGCGCCCGCGAACCCGCCCTCTAACGATTTAAGGCTTCTGGTACCCTCTTTTGATGTTTTTTCGATTTGCTGCCGGAGCGACTCCTGGCCTTGCACTCTCAAATCAAGACCAATCTCCCCGACGCTATTTGCTGATCTTGGCATAAAAAAATAAGCGCCGTGCGCCCCTCCTTCTTAAATATTAAAAAAGACTCGGCACAACGGCGCTCCCGTCTGTGGTGATCGTTTTTTTATTTTTCCCCGTATGGATAGGGGTTGTTTTGTGCCGGCAGGAAAATCTCAAATTCCCGGTGGCAGTGTCTGCCCTTACATTTCACATATACGCCGCGGCAGACCGCGTCCTCAGAGTATATGATGTTCTGTGTCTGTCCGCAAAACGGACAGGCTACTTTATACCGGCGGTACTGTGTCTGTGTTTCCATTGTCCGCCTCCCGTGGTGTGTTTATAGTTTTTGCGTTCGCGATGAATGCAGCCTTTAGGCTGTCGAGCATTGTCTGCATCTGTTCTGCTGTAACATATGATGCCGATTTTTTTGCCCATTCCGCCCGGATGCGTTGCTGGTCCGGAGTAAAGTTTTTGATCACATCAGGGTCACTCTCGGAGCGTATGGCTACCATACGCCCCAAGGGCGTCTCGGGAGAAAGGCCGGCAAGGAGATCGGCGAACTCCTGCCATTTCATTCCGGGCAGGTCAGTCGTAAAGCGTATCCCGTATTGCGACTGGAAGGACGCCCTGATCAACGGGAAGTCCTGTATGATGTCGTAGTACGGGTCGGTCAGTTTTTTGATTCGTCCGGGTCTGTGCCGAGGATTGCGTTGATGGCCGCGTCCACGATGATAGTAAGATCTCGAATTGACAGCTTGCGGCCGCCTTTCTGGACCTTGAGCAGCCTCTCCAGGTCTTCCGGAGAGAACAGTTCGCCGAGGGCTGTTCTTACGGCCTGAGCTTCGTCTTTGCCGTCAAACGCACCCATTATTTTCAGGACAGCCTCGGCATTACTGTTCACTGTAAATTTTTCGCCGTTGATGACGAGTGCCGGGTCCTCATTAAAGGCCAGGCGGTCGCTGATGTCAATAATTTTTGCCATATTCTTTCTCCCTTGTTTTTATTACGCTTAGGCCGCCGGCGTTACTGTCGGCTTGCCGTTGCTCAGAACCTGGAAAGTAAGCTGACCCACGTTTGTGCTGTCGCCGCTGCCGAGATTGGTGACGTTGATCACGGCTCCCGCGAAAGACACAACTGTGCCGTCCGGGAAGGTCCAATCAAAGTCCGCCTCTGCGTCGCGGCCGTTTTTGAACGCCAGTCCGGCAATAAAGTCATTGCCGTCGTCACCGATGGAGCGCTTAGCGGTTACGTCAATGGTGACGCCTTTGGCGGTCAGAAGCCTCTTGACCCAGCCCTCCATTTCAAAGGGCCTCCATTCTTCCACTCCGTTGTCAAAACTTACTGCAAAGGTCTCACATTCCGCGATTGTCTTTTTTGATGCCGTGCCGGTCGTGGAAGTGTTGACCTTAAACTGGTTCTCGTAGCAGGGAAATACACCTGTTCTAGCTGACATAAGGTTTCTCCTTTCATTAGATGATTAGTTGTTTATATCATAGTATACCGCGGCTTCTATCACGTATTCGTACACGCCCGCATCGTCAGTCCCGACGTACTGCAGGTCGTACCGCGGCAGAATGAATAATATCTTTTCGTCATTGATGACGACGTTGCGTGTGTCTCTTAATTCCCGGAACAGCGCACGTGCCAGTGTCTCGGTCTCTCTCTGTGAAGTACTGCCGTGAACGAGGACAGTAATAAATAAGATATCATGTGTGTCTGTACCCTCTCCGATCGTTCGCTCGTACGGCTGCGCGGTCTGTGAAGGATAAACGCAGGCGGCGTTTTTTGTACCGTCCGGTAGCTTAGCCGCGTATACCGCGTCCATAAGTTCCAGGCCGTCGATATAATCTCTCATATCTGCGATGATCATAGCCCGGCCTCCTTTTTATAAAACGTTTTGAATGCGTTTAATGCAAAATTATCTTTTTTACCACCTTTTTGATAGTCCTCGAACCACAAGCTCTTTGCGTTCGGGTTTTTGTCGTTATACTCAGGGTGAAAGTGAAAGTACACACGCCGGGCATACGGTACCGAGTGTGTGAGCGTTACGATGCCCTGCTGAGCTTTTGAGTGATCGACAAAAAAGCCCTCGCCCTGAAGCTTGCCATCTCTACAAGGTATAATGCGCGCCTGTACTATCTCGGTGTGCAGTGCCTCGCCTGTCTGCTCTAATGCCCTGACCGCTGCCCGTTCTAACGCTTTGATGGCGGGGCCATTCAGTTTGATATTCATTTATACGACCCCCAATTCCGTAAAATTAACAGTGCCGTCCGGGTTTCTGGCCTTGCGCCCATAAGCAATGCGGCGCCGAACCCCGAATAGAATGATGTCGCCCGTAGTGATAACGGGCAGCTGCGGGCAGGCGTCCCCGGGCGTGTAAGCCTTACCGCTGATGCGGATTTCTTTCTTATCGTCTGTGTATACCGTCTGGGCGCCGTCCTGATAGTTTACTTCGAGTTCTTCGCGAATTTGCGGCAGCGGTTCACCATATTCGTTCAGGCCTTCCCGCTCAAATACCGCAACAGCCGGTATTTTACATACCCGGGCGGGCACAAGCTTCGGGTATCTCATATCATATCCCCCTGTATGTAAGGCCGGTCTGTCTGATCAGTTCGTAGATGTCGCGTGTTGTCGTTACGCCGGCGGTCGTGATGATGCGGTCGGATTGCGTAGCAAAAGACATGCTGACACCGTTGATGCTGTAGCCGCTCAGCGGACTTGTAAACAGGTCAGCGTTTTCGTGTTCGAATTCCGCCTGCTCCCTGACGGCGTCCTTAATGAGGTGCTGCTGAAACGGCGTCAGCATATCGATGCCTCCCGCTTTTTCGATACGATTAAAGGTCAGGGCGTCGATGTGCCGGGACGCCATTTTCAGTGCGCTGTCTAAGACTTCGGCGGGGATTGCGTCCCCGCCAAGTTCCTTGTATTCCTCGGGCGATAAATACCCGTCATATATGTAGGCCATTTTTTCGCCCCTTTCTTTGTGTTTTTTACGCTACGGCCGTTGTATCGCGGTCAACATAGACGCTGTCGATCTTCTTGTCGAGGCCGTTCGGCATTACGAAGACGTCGGACAGCTGACGGTGCATATAGGCGTAGCTGTCGCCGAATGTGGAATCGCCCGGCTCGCTGTAGTAAATAGAGTTGATCTTGGTAACGGCCTTGACCGTCTTCGTGGAGGCGATCAGGACGTTGATCTTGTATGCGCCGGTCTTGGGCGCGAAGCCGTCGGAGTAGTCAAACTCCGTGTAGAAGCGGTCATCGTCGATGACTTCCATTACCGGGATTCCGTCGATGTCTGTGATACGTGTCTCGATGCCGATGCCGCCTTCCGCAATCTGCGTCATCTCGATTTTGCGGGTAAAATCCGTGGAACGCTCCAGGAGGTCCATAATGGCAGATGTGACATACATGATCAGAGAGCCGTCCGCGCGGTAACGACGAAGCTTGCCGGCGGTCAGATAGCCCTTGAGCTTGCTGTAAACATTGGCCACGGTGTAGTCTGCCGCTGCTGTGGCGCTGTGGAGGCCGTTTGTTGCGATGGCCTTCTGCGCGACTTTCTCGAAAAACAGAGCATCGGCTTCCGGTACAGCCTGTGTCTCTTCAAAGACGCGGGCGATATTCTGGATGCTCGCCGTCTTGTTGGTCTCGTCGACGTCTGCTTTATCAACAGCAAAAGCGATGTCGCGGTCGTGCGTCAGCGTGAACGGAACATCCTCCTGGCTGTAAGTGCCCCGCTGCCAGCCGCCGTTGCGGCTGTGAGCCTTGAAGCCGGAAGTGCTCATCTGTGTAAAATGGAACGTCTTGGCGTCAAGCCACCTGACGTTAGATGTGATAAACGGGGATGTAAGGGAGTTCTGGACCATAATTTCCAGGAGTTCCGGCTCCCATACCGATGCGTAATTGAGTGCCATAATTCATTTTTCCTTTCTTAATAATTCGTGCGGTTCCAACGCTTGGTTGCGGTCACGTGTGTCTTTGTGCCGCCGCTGTTGCCGCCCTGGTTGTTGTTGCCGTCTGCGCCGACCTTGGGCCTAAACCCTGTGCCGTTGTTTCCGGCGTCCTGCTGCGTCGCGGTTTTAAGCTGCGGGAGATCGGTGAGGACCTTTTCGAGCGCTGCTTTGAGCTTTTCCGTGTCGACCGTGCCATCTGCTTTCGCGACATCCGTGACGTCTGCGAGCTTCAGGACATAGTCCGCCGTCTTGGTATCGATGCCGATATCGCCGGCAAGCAGATAACTCTCTGCCCTGATCTGCGCCGCCTGTGCCGCCGCCCGCGCCGTCTCTGCCTGTGCCTGCAGTTCCTCGGTGTTTGGTGCCGCCGCGGCCTGCTTGGCTTTAAAGTCTGCGATCGCCTGTGTGGCCTGCTCCTGCGTCAAGCCCTGCTGCTTAAAGTATGCCTTCAGTGCGGTCTCTTCCTTGGCCTGTAATGTGCCGTCGAGCATTTTCTGGATTTTGTCGTAGTCTACGGTTGGCGGTGTCTGAGCGTTCTGCTGTCCCTGCGGGTTCTGGTTGTCGTCCTGCTGCTGCGCGCCCTGTGCGCCGTTGGTGTTTTCGTCTCCCATGTTCTTAAAACCTCCTTATGAGACAATCCATTTTTTCGGGGTGTCGCCCCGTCATTGTTAATGATTCCATTTTTTATGTGGTGTCTCCACAAAATGCCGCCGGCGGGTGATGCTCCCGCCTCCCGGCTCTCGGCTTTTATTTTTCCGGGGCGGCCTTCTTTCTCGTTTTCTTTGCCGATGTTTTTGATGCTTCTTTTTTCGGTTCTTCTTTTTCCGGCTTTTTTTCTTTTTCTTTTTCTTTTTCTTCTTCTTTTTCTTTTTCTTTTACTTCTTTAACGAGGCCGCGGTCTATGAGATAAGCAGCCCGCCTTTCGTCTGCTTCGCAGACCTCACCGGGCGCCCGGAGTATCATGCCGGCCTCGCGATCATAAAATTCTTTTAAGACAATTATTTTCAATCTTTTTTCTCCTCTTTTAACTCGTACTTTTCACGCCGCCCCCTTCGTCTTCGATGGAGAAGTCGCCCGGGTCTGCGTCGATATAGCCGGCCTCGTCTTTAAGGCGCTGCACCTCTTCCGCTTTCCACGTGTCGTCCTTGCTGTCTCCGTAGAGTTCGTCGATTGTGGCCTCTATACTCATGACGCGGGCGGTTCTGGCTTTGGCAATTGTTTCGACCTGAGATTCAAAACTCGGGTTCGCGTACTCGCCAAAGGAAACATCAATATCCGGCTCTGTATAAGCCTGGCCGTTGTAGGTCGCATAAGCGCGAAGTGTCGTCTCGATGAGTGCCGGGATATCGATCTGCAGCGCGTCGGTGATGGTGTCTCTCGTATATAGCGTCGTCTTCTCTTTTTCTCGCTGCGCCTCTGCGTTGTCGAGCTTCTTGACATCGATGCCAAGAGTCGACGGGCTGATCAGTCCCTGCAAAGCCAGATCTAATGCAGTGATATATGTAGACATATATGAATCGTGCGGAATTGCCGGCTGCTCTACTTCGATCTTTGCCTGCGCGCCCTCTCGCATATCGGAGAGTGTTTTGATATACCGGTTGTCGAAGGGGTTCGGCGCCATCACGGCGCCCGTCTCCGGGTCCCTGGGAACAAGATCTTCCGGAATGTACTCCCGCGCCCGGCCCGCTCTTAATGCGTCCACCCACTGGCTCCATGCTTCGTCAAGTGAATCAAAAGCGTCGATCTTTTTGTCATAAATGGACTGCCCGCGCTCGTCCCAGCGCCCCGATTCGTAAAATCTGATCGGGACGGCGAGCATATAATCACCTTCGTAAGTGACGTCTACAAGGTCGGCGGTCTCCGGAATTGAGTCAACCGGGACTTGCTTATCTCCATCATAGAGTTCATATCTGACGTAGCCGCGGCCGTATATCTCATGTAGAATCAGGTCTCCGCTCTGCCTCGGATAGACAGTAAAAAACGTGATCTCTCTGATGCGTCCTCTTGTAACGGTCAGTTCCAGGCGGTCGCCCGGATAGTATTCAATGATGGGATACGGGGAGATGGAATTGTCAAATGAGATCTTAAAAGCCCCGTCCCCGATATAAAGCGTTTCTTTTACCGCTTTCTCAATTCTTTTTCTGATCTGGCTGTCCTTGGCGATCTCCTGCCAGAGATCGTATTCCGGGCTCCCCGGCTGTCCGACGGAGATCTCGAGTTTGGAAAGCGTGACGTGTGCGAGCATGTCCACGATAAGCGCCGGGAGACCTGTATGGATTTTCCGGATTTCCATGCCGGGAGTAGACTGTGCCGCCCAAAAGCGCCGGCGCGTGGCCGGTCCCTGCAACTGTGCGTATAACTGGGCCAGTTCGTCCGCCTCGCCCCTGTACCATATGCGGTTTTTGATGGCGTTGCTCTCGTAGTCGAGAGTTTCTGTGATATTGAACCGCTGCGGGTTTGCCGGCTGTATCTGCAGCCAGGACCTGATTGCTTGCTTCATCCTTTCAATTATCCTCATAGGTTAGTTATCCTTTTGCGGGGGCGCTGTATCCTATGGCGCCGGTATATGGGAGAAAAGCGTACTGTGATGCGTTGATAGTGTGGTCGTGCGCGTCTTCCGGAATGTCCTTGTCTTCTCTCCATGAATAAGTGTTGAGCTCCCTGATGTGCTCCGTGCATGTGTCACATACGATGTACGAGCCCGATGATATCCACCCGAGCATGAGTTCGATTCGGTCTATGATGCCGGGCTTCTTATATGATGGCAGGTACTGATATATACCGCCGTGCAGCCGCTGCCACTTCTTACCCTCTGTGATGGTGGCCGCGTCCGCTGCATCGATAAAGATCTGGCGGGTAAAACCGTATGTCTCTTTTATCCTGGCGGCGAAGTCGTTGATCTTAATGATTGTGTCTGATGGTGCCAGGGGCTCTGAGCGGCCTTTGTTGTTATATACGGCCTCGTCCACGACGATAAAACGCCGGTCCTCTGTAACGATGCCGGCAATTATGGCGATCGTGTCTTCTGATTTCTGCGAATAGGAAGTGTCAACGGCGATGGCAATTTTCTTTATTTTTATTGATTTGTCTTTTATCTGTTTTTGTAGGTCTTCTTTTTTTATGATATTTTTTTCCGGCGTGAAGTTCGGGAAGATCAGACCGGTCGCCTTGCCGCGCAGCCCCAGGATTTTGTTTTTATAAATCTTTGTGCCGGCCGGTGTGTTAGCTTTGATAGTCGCCAGTTTTTCCGGTGTCAGCGCCGGATTATCATTGAAATCAAAAAACCAATGAACCCACCCCGGCATGGGCTGCGCCGTCTCTAAGTCTGCCAGAATTTCCGGCGGCGTTGTGTCTCGCCATTCCGGCAGCGGGCGTGATCGGTTGATGTACTCTGAGTAGATCGGGAGGTCCGGATTATCCGGGTTTAGCGTCCCGAGAAGGTAGTCACAGCGCATGGCTGCCTCTCGCACAAAGTCCGGGGATGCCGTGTTGATTTCGTCGATATATAGGCACCCGTACTGTCCGCCCAGAGCCTTCTTCCATTTTGTACTGTCGCCGTATCCTAAGATATAGATGATTTTGTCGTCCGCCTTGGTGTGCACCAGAAGATGCGGGATTTTTTCGTTCTGCCGGCCTTGTCCGTGATATGTAACGAGCGGGGCGAACTGGTCGAGTATGCCCAACTCTTTGTTGATCAGGTTTTTTTCGGCCGTGCCTGTGTCTTTAGCTGCCAGTATATGCAGCCGCTTTTTACTGTTGGCAACGGCGAGGATGAATTTGACCAGGGCGACGGTCGTTTTGCCGGCGGCCGTTGTCCCCTCTAGGAACTCAACAGGTGCCCCGTGCTTCATGAAGGCGGCGAACTTCGGTGATAATGAAAAGCATTTGTTACTCATCGTTTTTTATGCCGTTCAGAACGTCGAAGAGATGGGTCAGGTTTTCTGCCGTCTCCTGCTGCTGCTTTTGCTTGTCTTCACGCCAGCCCGAGAAATTATTCTGCAGCGAGAATTTCGCGCCGTTGCTTCCGTCCCGGTCGAAAAGGCGTTCTTCTGCGTACTGTTCCACTTTACTCTTCGCGCGCGTAACCGTGTCAGTAAATGCCTTTTTTCCTTGATATGTAAGCAGCCCCTGCCTCCCCGAAAAGCCAAGCGCAAGCGCCAGCCCCGTGATTGTCGGCGGGTGTGCGTCCAAAATAATCGGCCGTCCGAATTTATCCAGGACGGGTTTTCCTTCATCATCCGTCATCGGATGCCCTTTGCATCTCTCGAAGTATTCATCGATTTTTGCCTGCATTTCTTCTACTGATTTGTATTTCGGTGGCCGCCCTACGTGCGGCTTTTTCATGGTCGCCATTTCGGCCTCCCTTCCCATCTCGGGCATCACCGTGATGCCCGACTTTCTCACTTCTAATCTCGGGTATCACCGTGATGCCCGAAAATGCCAATATACAAAAAACTCGGGTATCACCGTGATGCCCGAAATAAAAAATAATCATATATATTAGAAAACGCAGCCCCCGACCTTTTCGTTCCTCTTCATCCGCCTAAGGCCGTCCCTCTCCAACCAGCTGTCAGAAGCTGCGCAATCCTTACTTTTTATATGCGGAAACAATTCCGTTAACCAATGTCCGCACCGTTGTCCCAGGCTTCACGCTTTTCCATTTCCGCTCCCTGCCGTCATAGCATCGCCTAACCACTGACGCGCCTGCCTGAATGTCACAATCAACATCTTTAATTAAATGCGATACATCCAAAACGAAAGCCCGATTCTCCGTACCGGCACAGACCGCATCCGCAAGAGCCGTGAGCCCCATCTCCTGACCGAGTGTGATCGGCGCGTCGGCGTATTTGTACTCAAAAAAAATGTAAACCCCCGCACCCTCAGGAAGTCTCAGCGGATGCGCCACGGTATTTCTAATCTCTAAAAAACCATCTATATCTGTAGGATGAATTACCCCCGAAGTTTGGGGGGAAAGATGTTTATCATATGATAAATCCCGGAAGTCGATGCACTGACTTGTGCACCCCCGATCGCGAAAAGACTGGTTCATATCCAACAAAAACAGCGGGTTCTTTCTGCCCGCCTCAGGTTGATTCCTTTTTTTATTGATATGCCCGTTCGTGATGTGTACAACTGAAAACGGAGCCCCTGAGAAAGGGCCCCGCTCTGAAAAAGGAGATTGACTATGAAAAGCTTTTGGATTCTTTTATGTCACTCTAACCATATCATAAAATTGTTTCCCCGTCAAGACTTTTTGTCATATTTCCTTTACTTTTTGTCGCTTTTATTTTTCTTTTCAAACTCGCAGCACGCCTGTTCGTATGCGCCGACCAGTCCGCACTTTTCCAATTCGCAAAGGCCTTCGTCCCACCCTTGGCGTACATGTATCCAGTGTTTGCACATGTAGCAGAGATACCGGAATTGGCCATTGCGAGGATATGACACCTTTTTGAGCTTCCGGCGTACCCACCTATCACAAGGAGCGTCAAAAGCCTTCTTGTAGAGTGATTCGTCTTGGTCACACGGCACAGTACATCGTCCTTCATGCACAAATCCGGGATTCGCCAGACCGATTACTTCCCAAAATTCGCACTCGCAGCAATACTTGCCCTTGGCCTTGCTCATACCCATCACCTCCAATGCTATGACCCGACTTCGGCTTCTTAAACCTCATCTGCCGCCCTCGCCTTTTCTTTTGCCTCTTCGAGCGCATCGATCATGAGATCGTAGAACCGCTCGCACTGCTGCGCGTCTCTATCTGCCCAATGCATAATCCTACGAAACTTATCGTCTTCCCGGAAGAGCTCAGCCCAACGCTCCTCCATTTTGATTGTTGCCCTGACCTCTTCCTGCGTGAGGCGCGCGATTTTTTTCAGCCGCTCGAAATGCGCCAAAAGCTCCGGAAGCACCGAGAAACGCTCCGCCATAAAACCCACCTGAAACCGCACATCCTTCTTTTCCCCCGTCACGAGCTCGGGCTCGTACGAACGAAGCTGCCTCCGGATTTCCTTCAAGATAACTTCCGAATTGTCGGAAACGGGAAGCGTAGGTTTGTGGTCGGAATAGTACTTTAAATCTCTCCAAATTGCCTGCAGCGTTCTCCGGGAACAGCGGAACTGACCCGACATTACAACCGCAAAATTAACCTTCATCATAATCGTTTTCTCCTTCTTCCTCATTCATCATCTTCATTACCTTCTCAATCCCGCGATCGTGCGCGTGAGTCACCGACTGATAAGTCACCCCAAGCATTTCCGAGATAATGGTCCACGGGACCGTCATCCTGCAGCCGGTCCCGAGCGCATCGAGATACCTGCAGCGAGCTACTTCCCGTTCCCAATCCGTCATGCCGGCAGTGTCAATTAAAGTTTCGACTTCGCGTCGCGCTTCCTCGACCGCCACCTTGGCTGCTTCGATTTTCTCGAGATCAGCTTCCCGAGACACCATGATATCCGAGAGATCTTTGTGTCCGCCGCGTGCGTGCGGCATCCCGGTAATCACCGGACTTTTTACTCCGAAAATCCAAGCGTTCTGCTCGATTACGGTTCTCAGATAAGTCTGCCGCGCGGTCAGGTAACCTTTGAGCGCGGCCGTTGCATCTTTCCTGCATCTTCTCATGCTGTTTCTCCTTTCATTTGATGAGATCTAAAAAATCATCGAGATACATTATCGTGTATGTGCGTATGTGAACCGCGGGACGTTGATTGTCCCCGGCTGTGTGCTGTGCTTTCTCCAGTGCTTCGTAAATTCTGGAGATTTTCTTTTCTGCTTCCGTGTGCCATCCCTCACTTCCGCCGGCGAGAGCTTCGAAGGTTTCAGTAGGAAGAGCAGCAAGCCACGGTTTTCGGCTTGGGCGGTAAAAGACGACCCACCGCTCCCCCGCCTGTGCGTCCCG